CATGGTTATTGTAGCAGAATCCAGCACCCTTGTCAACCCCCCCCCCTACCCCTTGACAAATCTACAGTAAGCTGTTATACTGGTATCATCAGAAACAAGTCCTTCAATGAAGAAAAAAGAACACTATGTAAACAACAAGGAATTTTTAGATGCCTTAATGGTTTACAGAAAAGAAGTTAAACTATCAAGAGAAGAAGGTAGAGAAAAGCCAAGAGTTCCTAACTATATTGGTGAATGTTTTCTAAAGATTGCTACTCACCTATCATATCGTCCTAATTTTGTCAACTACATGTTTAAGGATGATATGATTTGTGATGGTATAGAAAACTGTCTTCAATATATTGATAACTTTGATCCAGAGAAATCTACTAATCCATTTGCATATTTTACACAGATCATTTACTTTGCTTTCCTTCGCAGAATTCAAAAAGAAAAGAAACAACTAGAAGTTAAAACTAAATTACTTGAAAGATCTGGTTACGATCAGGTATTTGCTGCAGATGATAATATTATGGGATTCAATATGTCTGATATGAATAGCATTAAAGAAAATCTTGAGTATCGCAACAACCGATGAACAGTGCAATTATTACCGATCAACATTTGGATGGAAGAAAAGGTTCTCAGGCGTTCTGGGAATTTTTTCTAAAATTCTATGATAATGTATTTTTCCCAACATTAGAAAAAAACAATATCAAAATTTTGTTTGATCTTGGGGATACCTTTGATAACAGAAAGGCTATTGACTTTCTTGCATGGGATCGTATTAAAAAACATTACTATGATCGACTACAAGAACTTGGTATTCAGGTTCATATGATTGTCGGTAATCACACAGCATATTATAAAAATACTAATCGTGTAAATACTCCCCAACTACTATTACATTCATATGACAATATCACCGTATATGATGAGATCTGTGATATTGATGTTCTAGGAAATACCATTACAATGGTTCCATGGATCAATTCCGAAAACCAGTTCAAAGTGATGAATCACCTAGAAAATACTAACTCAGAAGTATTGATGGGACACCTTGAAATTAATGGATTTGAAGCTCATCCAGGACATATGTTTGAAGGTGGATTAGATCGAGATATATTTTCTAAATTTAAACGAGTATTCTCAGGTCATTTTCATCACAAATCTAGAAGTGATAATATTTACTATCTTGGCAATCCTTATGAAATGACTTGGAGTGATTATAATGAAGAGAGAGGTTTTCATTTATATGATCTGGATGCTAGAAAGTTAAAATTTATTCGTAATCCATATCGAATGTTTAATAAATTTTACTATGATGATACTAAACATGATTATACAAAAGTAGATCTATCAGAATACGCAGATAGTTACGTTAAAGTAATCGTAGATGAGAAAACCGATCTATACACCTTTGACAAAGTAATTGAAAAATTTTATACCCTCGGAGTACATGATCTAAAAATTATTGAAGACACTCAAATTCTGCTGAATAAAAATGATGATGAAATGTTAGAGCACGAAGATACCCTAACCACTCTGCAGAGATATATAGAAGATATGAAAAATAATCATGATAAATCTCAATTGAAATCTATCATAAAATCTATTTACCTGGAAGCTTCTGAAATTCAGTAATGTATATACTAACTCTCAAGGACAAAAAAGAAGAAGGAGCATATGCAGTAGAAACTTCCGATGGAAGTAAAGTTTTGCAAATGTTTGTTGACGAGGATGATGCTCTTCGTTATATTGGTCTTCTTGAAGCTGATGGTTTTCCTGAAATGCAGCTAGTGCAAATTGAAGAAGAGGATGCTGTCATTGCCTGTGAGAATTTTGGATATAATTACTGTGTAATAACCCCTGACGATTTTGTAATTCCTCCTGATACTGTTTCTTATGATTTTATTTAAGTCTGTAACGTACTCAAATTTTCTTGCTGTAGGGAATACTCCCACCACGATCAACTTAAACGACGCCAATACCACTCTAATCGTTGGAACCAATGGTGCTGGTAAGAGTACTATAATTGAAGCTATTGTGTTTGCTTTATTTAATAAATCTTTTCGTAAAGTAAACAAAAATCAGCTCATCAATTCAATCAATGAAAAAGATTGTAAAGTAGAAATTGAGTTTAGTATTGGATCAAAAGAATATAAAATTGTGCGAGGTCTGAAGCCAAATATTTTTGAAATTTGGATTGATGGTAAAATCCTAGATCAAGTGGCTGCTGCATCAGACCAACAAAAGTACCTAGAACAAAATATTCTAAAACTAAATTACAAATCTTTTACTCAGATTGTAATTTTGGGCTCCAGTACATTTGTTCCATTCATGCAACTTCCTGCAGCACACCGTCGAGAAGTTATTGAAGATCTTTTGGATATTCGTATATTCTCCACGATGAATGTTATCCTGAAAGATAGAATTAAAACCAATAATGATAACATTAAGACGTTTGAGACTGAGATTGATTTTCTAAAAGAAAAAGTCAAAATGCAAAAGGATCATATTGATTATATTGCAGGGCAGTCTCAAAAAAGCATTGATGAAAAAAATGAACAGATTCTAGATTATGAACAGCAGATCAAAGAATGCAATGAGCAGTACGATGAGTTATGTCTGCAACTAGTTGCTAAAAATGATGAGCTTGCACAACTTCCAAAAGTAAATATCAAAGAACTAGACAAATATAAAACTAAATTTTCTACCAAACTAACTGATCACAAGAGTAACATAAGTTTCTACAATGACAATGATGTTTGTCCAACCTGCCATCAAGATTTAACCGAGGAAGTAAAAGAAACTCACATTTCAAAGTGTAATACAGAAATTGCTAAATTGGAATCTGCTATTTCTGAAGTAGAAACAGAGATTGAGAAAGCGCAGGAAATTATTGAAAAATCACAAAAAATTCTGAATGATATCAATGATTTGAATATTAAGATTGCAAGTCAAAATTATAACTGCAAAAGTCTAACTAAATTTATTGATTCTCTGAAAGATGAAATCGAAAAAATTTCTGAGTCTGATAAGGACATTGCTATCGAAAAACAAAAGTTGACTACCCTAGCTTCTGAAGGTGTTACTTTAAAGAAGCAAGTTGACAAAATGAAAGCCAATAAGACTTATTATGAAATCGTATCTACACTACTAAAAGACACTGGAATCAAATCAAAGATCATAAAAAAATATCTTCCTGTGATGAATCAACTCATTAACAAATATCTTCAGTTAATGGACTTCTATGTTAACTTTAACTTAGATGAAAACTTTGAAGAAACTATTAAATCTAGATTTCGTGATGAGTTTAGTTACAGTTCTTTTTCTGAAGGAGAAAAAATGCGAATTGATTTATCTCTGATGTTCACTTGGAGATCTGTTGCTAAACTTAAAAATTCTGCTAGTACAAATTTATTAATTCTTGACGAAGTATTTGATAGCTCACTTGATACAGCTGGAACTGAAGATTTCCTCAAAATTATTCGTGGTATAGATAGTGACACCAATGTATTTGTGATATCACATAAAGGAGATGTACTGAATGATAAGTTTGAAAAGGTTCTTCAGTTTGAAAAAGTTAAAAACTTTAGTAAGGTAACCGAGATATAAGTAATGCTTATGGCCCAACCCATTGACAAGATGGGTTGGGCTTGGTAGTATAAGTGCAACGAATTGAGGCACCTATGTCCGACATCCAACAGTCCAAAAGCATTCTTGCAAAGCTTCTTGCCACTGAAAACCTCACTGTAGAGCATCGGTCTGTTCCTACTGCCAGTTTTGATACTCACAACCGAGTTCTAACTCTGCCCATCTGGGAAGGCACTTCTAATGATGTATACGACCTTCTCGTGGGGCATGAAGTTGGTCATGCCATCTACACTCCAGATTTGTATGGAAGTGAGCTGAATCTTCCTCAAGGGTATTTGAATGTTGTCGAGGATGCTCGTATTGAGAAGCTGATGAAGCGAAAGTATCCTGGTCTTGCTCGTGCATTCTATCGTGGATATTCAGAACTCAATGACAAAGATTTCTTTGAGATTGATTCTATTGATATCAATCAACTTAAGTTTATTGATAAAATCAATCTGTATTTTAAACTTGGCAATGTCAATAAAGCAATGTTTATTAACTTCACTCCAGAAGAAAAAGTAATTGTTGATAAAGTTGTAAATGTAGAAACCTTTGATGATGTAGTGAACATTGTCAAAGAACTTGTAGAACATACTGAACATGAAGTAGAACTTCAATTCCAGATTTCTTCATCATCTGGGGATGATACTGATGGGGAAGTAGAACAATCTGATTCTGGTGAGAATCAAAGTCTCGATAGTAATGTCAGTGATAGTCAGAATCAAAATTCTACTCAATCAGATTCTGACAAAAAAGAAGATACTCCTAAAGAAGCTACTCCTTCAACTTCTAATAATTCTGGAAAAGGAGCTGACTTCACTTCTGATACTGATAAAGCATGGGCTAAGAATCAACAACAACTTGCTAGCATCAATAATAATAACTATATCTACCTAACTCCTCCAAGTATTAATATTGATAGTCATATCATTTCTTGGAAAGACTGTGCAAATGATCTTCCTAATATTTTTAAAGAAACCATCAAAGATGCAAGTCATTCTGGATATAAGAATAAAACTCATTATGAGAACATGTTTGCCAGAGCAGAGAATGATTACAAAAATTATAAAGATGAGTGCAAGAAATCAGTATCATATCTGATCAAGGAATTTGAAATGAAGAAGCGAGCAACCGAATATAATCGGTCTGCTACTGCTGGAACTGGTGTTCTTGATACAAATAAAATGTATTCCTACAAGTGGAATGACGATATCTTCAAGAAAGTAACTGTTGTTCCTAAAGGTAAGTCACATGGTCTGATCATGTATCTTGATTGGTCTGGTTCTATGCAAGGGAATTTAGTAGGCACCATCAAACAACTTTTTAACCTAATTCAATTCTGCAAGAAAGTGCAAATTCCTTTTGAAGTATATTCCTTCAATGATAGGAATCTAGCAAAAAATTATGCTCAAATGTCTCGCAGTAAAAGAACTAAACTGGAAGGCTCTCAGATTCATATTATTGAGGATTTTCTATTGGTAAATTTCTTGAGCAGTAAAATGAATACTACTCAACTTGAAAATCAAATGAAAAACGTTTGGAAACTTGCATATGCTTTAGATCATCAAACATATCTAACTTATGGGTATAATCATTATGATCTAGGCAGTACTCCATTGAATGAATGTATTTTTGCAGCTATTGATGTTTTTGAAAAGTTCAAAAAAACGTATAAAGTCGATAAGGTCAATACAGTTTTCTTGACTGATGGTGAATCGAACTCAGTATCATTCAATCGTCCATCAGTTCATAATCCAACTCAAAGGAATATTGTTCATGCTGGTTGGCTTCAAAATAATGACGTTCTGTGTCTTCAGGACAAAAAGAACAAAATTACTATGATGAATATTAGTAAGAATGGTAGTATGGGAATTACTGGTGCATTCGTAGATTATTATCGACAAGTAACTGGATCTAATGCTGTAGGGTTTAGGCTTATTGATTTCTATGGTGCCAAATCTTTTGTTTCTCGTTATCTCAAAAATGAGTTTTCATCTTGGAGTGATGTATCATCGGAGTGGGGAAACACAAGATCATTTACTGCAACCTCTTTAGGATATAATGAATTGTATTTTATTGAGATTGGAAATAGTACTCCTACTGATATCTCACCAGCTAGCTCATCGAGTCCACTAGTAACATTCAAAACTCAAATGAAAAAGAAAGCTTTCAATAAGATCATCTTATCGAAATTCATCGAGCAAATCGCTTGACAACCCACGCCTTTTACCCTATACTACATTCATACCAAACGAGGTAACTTCATTATGACTCAAATGATTGATCAGCTTGTCCAAAACCTGTCTGTTCTTTATGGTGAGACTGTCACTCGCCAACAACTAATCGAATACGCTGCAAGCTCTGATACTTCTCTTGCATCTATTTGTAAAGCACTTGAACCCAACAAAACTAGTCGTGGAGTCTGGAATTTGACCGTAACCGAACAACTTGAAAAAACCTTTAATTCTATGTCTGCCACCCCTGCAAGTCCAGTAGTTAGCTTTATCCCCCAGAAGGATAAGAACTATGTCTCGTTTGGTAACTTTACTGATGTAAAGCGAATCGTGAAGTCTGGTATGTTCTATCCTGTCTTCATCACTGGTCTGTCTGGTAACGGTAAGACTGTGAGCGTAGAGCAAGCCTGTGCTCACCTCAAGCGTGAACTGATTCGGGTCAACATTACCATTGAAACCGATGAGGATGACTTGCTGGGTGGTTTCCGTCTCGTTGATGGAGAAACCGTATGGCACGACGGTCCTGTTGTGAATGCCCTCAAGCGTGGTGCTGTACTTCTTCTCGACGAGATCGACCTTGCCAGCAACAAGATCATGTGCCTGCAGTCTGTCCTGGAAGGCAAGGGTGTTTTCCTCAAGAAGATCAATCAGTATGTGACTCCTTCTGCAGGATTCAATGTGATTGCTACTGCAAACACTAAAGGTAAAGGTTCTGATGATGGTCGTTTCATTGGCACCAACGTTATGAACGAAGCTTTCCTAGAACGTTTCCCGATTACCTTTGAGCAGCCTTATCCTTCGATGGCTACTGAGAAAAAGATTCTCATGAACCTGATGAATTCTTTTGAGGTTGTTGACGAGGAGTTTGTAGATAAACTGATTGTCTGGGCAGACACCATTCGTAAGACTTTCTATGATGGTGGCGTAGACGAAATTATCACTACTCGTCGTCTTGTTCACATCATCCAGTCATTTGCTATCTTCAAGAATCGCAAAAAAGCAATTAATGTATGCATCAATCGTTTTGATGATGACACCAAGAGTTCTTTCCTAGATCTCTACAAGAACATTGATGCTTCTGATCTGGATACTACTGAAGAAGCTATCCCAGAAACTACCGAAGAGGTACTTGACACCGCCGCCTGATTGCGGTATACTAAGGGGAGTTCCTCTCCCCATTTTTTATTTGGAGACTTAATTATGCAATGGAAGTACAACGAGGAAAAGATCCTCAAAGACATTGAAGAGTATGTAGTCAGCACCTATCATGGTCACTATTGCGGTGATGAAGATGGCTACAATGACATTCAAACAATTGATCTGATGGCAGCCAAAGGTCTTGCTGCTCCCTTCTGCCAAGCAAACATTCTCAAGTATGGCAGCCGGTATGGAGACAAGGATGGTCTTAACAAGCGAGATCTACTCAAAGTGATTCACTACGCTATGCTACTACTTCACTTTGACGGTCATTATTCTCGCACACAAAACGGTCTTCAGGAATTTAAATGAGTATGAAAATCTCTAATGAAACTTTGAATGTTCTTAAGAACTTCTCCACTATCAATTCTTCTTTAGTAGTAAAAGCTGGTAGTGTAATTCGTACAGTATCTCCAGTCAAAAATATTCTGGCTGAGTATGTATGTAAAGAGGTGTTTGAACAAGACTTTGCTCTATATGATTTGAATGAATTTCTAGGAGGTTTGTATCTGTTCAAAGATGCTGAATTTGTATTCGATAATTCTAGCCATCTAACTATTAAAAGTGGTCGTTCTAAAGTAAAATATTTTTTCTCTGATCCTAGCTTGATTACTAGTCCTTCAGACAAGCAAATTCCTATGGATGGGGAGAATGTTGAGTTTGAGCTGAGTGAAGAAGTTCTATCATCACTACTGAAAGCAGCAAATGTTTATCAGCTCAAGGACTTGTCATTGATTAGTGAGGATGGAGAGATCAATCTTGTGGTTCGTAACAAAGACAATGATACATCCAACAGCTATTCAGCTAAAGTAGGTGAGACGGACAAAGAGTTTGCTTTTAACTTTAAGATTGAAAACATTAAGATTATTCCTGATGTATACAAAGTTCTAGTTTCACCACGTAATATTTCTCAATTTATCAGTACTAAGTATAACTTGCAATATTGGATTGCACTTGAACCTGATTCCACTTTTGGAGGTTGATTGAATGATTGGTAATGATTTCTTGTGGGTTGAGCAGTACCGACCACAGAAAGTATGTGATTGTATTCTTCCAAAAGATATTAAGGATACTTTTCAAAATTTTGTAGAGCGGGGAGAAATCCCCAATCTACTTCTATGTGGTCCGCCAGGAATTGGAAAGACCACAATTGCTAAAGCATTATGTAATGAACTCGGAGTAGATTATTATGTCATCAACGGATCTGATGAAGGACGATTTCTGGACACGGTACGGAACCAGGCAAAGAACTTTGCTTCGACCCTATCACTTCAAGCAACTGGTAAACACAAAGTCATCATCATTGATGAGGCAGATAACACAACCAACGATGTTCAACTCCTTCTACGGGCTAATATTGAGACGTTTCATAACAACTGCCGATTCATCTTCACCTGCAATTACAGGAACAAGATCATTGAGCCGCTCCAATCTCGATGTGCAGCATTTGATTTCAACATTTCAGGAAAAGAAAAGCAGAAAATCGCAGCACAGTTCTTCCAGCGTGTCCGGGATGTACTTGAGGAGCAAGGTGTCGAATATGATCCAAAGGTTGTTGCAGAGGTAATTCATAAGTTCTTGCCAGATTGGCGTAGGGTATTGAATGAACTCCAGAAATATTCTTCTGGAGGTGTTATTGATACTGGTATCTTAGCATCTGTATCAGACATAAATTTGAAAAATCTTGTTCAATCCATGAAAGAAAAGAACTTTGCCAATGTTCGTAAGTGGGTTGTTGAGAATTTGGATAATGATGTGAATGCAATTATTCGTAAAATTTACAATGAAATGTACAAATCATTAGAACCCCAATCAATACCACAGGCTGTATTGATTTTTGCTAAATACCAATACCAAGCTGCCTTTGTTGCAGATCAAGAGATTAACACTCTGGCTTGCTTTACTGAACTGATGTGTGATTGCAAATTCAAATGAAACGAACTAAATTTTATTATCAAATTTTTGAAGGCGGATTAGATGCTTCTGCAAATTCAAAATGGATAGGTAGTTCTGAACACTATTATTTTAAAACTGAAATTTTACCAAATTTGCCAAAAGATACAGGATTTTTTAGGCAAGGAAATACTGGTATGTGGTATACATTTGATAACCCATTACCAGATTATTGTTTAAGTATGGTAAAACCTGATGGAACAAAACTATTCAAATATGTTAAATTTGAAGAAGTTGATATTGAACCTACTTTTACCAAACTTGACCGAGATACAAGATACAGCAAAAAACCAAAAGCTTCAAAGAAAAAACCACTTAAATTTAGTATAAATCCCAAGACTGGACTTCGGGATGGAGGATCTTAAAATGAACGTAAAACTTATTCGTATGTCCTCTGGTGAGGACTTAATTGCTAATGTAGTCAAACAAAACTTTGATGTAATTGTTGTCGAGAATGCAATTGTTGGAGTTCCTACTGGACAGGGAACACTTGGATTTGCTCCATGGTCTCCGATGATTAGCAAAGCACAAACTGAAATCACTGTAGATAGAAAGTTTGTGGTATATATTGCTGAAGCTGATGAAGGTATTGTAGATCAATACACTCAGATGTATAGTAATATTATTACTCCAGATAAAAAAATTATTGTGTGATTTCGTGATAGAACTTAAAGATTATTTAAACTCCATCAATATTTCAAAAGAAAACTTGATGGATTCTGATCCAGAATGCGAGAGTCAATATCCTCCATACGTTGTCAATCGTTGCTATTCTGGATTCATGGATACTATACTCCTTGCAAATGAGATGAACTTAAATTCTCATATTGACAAGAAGTTACAATATGATTTTTATATAAATATTATCAGACCAAAGAAACGTTTCTCTCCTTGGCTAAAGAAAGAGAAATTGGATTCTCTGGATTGCATAAAACAATATTATGGTTATAGTGATGAAAAAGCTAAAGTTGCTTTAAAGCTATTAACACAACAACAACTTGAATTTATAAAAGCTAAATTGAATCGTGGAGGAAAACATGAACGCTGATAGTGAAGTGAGTTGGTCACCAGAACAAATGGTTGAAGTAACTCTGAACGAACCAGACGACTTTCTAAAAGTCAGAGAAACTCTAACTCGTATTGGGGTTGCATCAAGAAAAGAAAAAAAGCTATATCAATCTTGCCATATACTACATAAGCAAGGTAGATATTATATTGTTCATTTTAAAGAGTTATTTGCTCTTGATGGTAAACGAGCTAATCTATTTTTAAATGACGTACAACGTAAAAATAGAATTGCTCAGTTGCTACAGGATTGGGGTTTAGTTAAAATTGTAAACGCTGATCAGGTTGCAGATTCAGCACCGCTCAGTCAAATTAAGGTTCTTTCCTTTAAGGATAAACCTGAGTGGACTCTAGAATCTAAATATAATATTGGAAAAAAGAAACAAGCAGAATAACAGGAAAGGGGGCATTTAGCCCCCTTTTTTATTATTTCATTGCCATGGCAAGTTGTGCCTGCTTTAGTCTTTCTTCTTTTTCAATTTGTTGACGAATAACTGTCAACCAATTTGATGCAATTTGATTTTTACGAGTTTCGGTGTCGTAATGAGCACCACGATAAGTTGCTTGTGACATTAGGTTTCTCCTTAGTTTTTTAGGTTAAAGAGCGTTCCTTCAGTCGGCTTTTGCGTCGGTTTCCCGATGAACGATCCGTTCCGAGTCGGCCTACTTCCGTCCACATAAGTGGATGAACGATAACTTTATTTATCGGATCAACACTGTAACATTTGATACAATTTAATCTCGTTGTCTCCAATCTTCTGGTTTATCTCCAGTAAAGAAGTCTACAATATCATCTATTGAGTTGAATCCATCAACTCCTTTTCGTTCATGCCCAATTCCACCAATATCAAGTTGATTTAAAAAATCATCCATATCTCCTTCTTGCATAGTAGGATTTTCTGCTTTTCTTCTTGCTTGTCTGAGCATAGTTCCTGCAGTTCTATTTGCGTTGGCAAGTTTTTCTGCCCAGATCATATCTGATAATTCCACAGATTCTCCACTTACAATTTTTTGACAAATTGATTGAAGTCTCAGACGATATTGTGTAGAGAGCATAGTAATTGATGCATATGTATTGATATTTATTTTCGGAAATCCGAACTTGAAAAATTTATCATCACATATATATAATTGTGAAGAGATGCCTTCGGGGTCTCTAAAAACACTCTCGCTTACTAAGGAGATTCAAAACATGAAATTTACCACTCAATCACTAGACTCATTTTGGAACGATTACGCTCCACTCGCTGTAGGTCTGGATGAAATGTTTAACCGACTCGATGCTATGCAGCATTCGGTAAACGTAAACTATCCTCCCTACAACATCGTCAAGCATGACAACAGTAACTACACAATTGAAGTCGCTCTTTCGGGATTTAAACCAGAAGAGATTGAAGTCTTTACAGAACAAAACGTTCTCACAATTGCCAGCAAAGTTGAGGAACGAGATACTTCAAGACAGTATGTACACAAAGGTTTATCCAAGCGTTCATTCACCCGTAAGATTCAACTCTCAGATGAACATCGAGTATCCTCTGTAGGGTTTGAGCATGGACTACTAACTGTAGATATTGAAAGAATCATTCCAGAACATCAGAAGAAAACTACATGGAATATTCCTGGAGTAAAAACAGAGCCGCAACTTTTAACAGAAGATTGAAATAAATAGAATTGGGAAATCCCCAAATATCGTCGGCACAGACCCACCCTGGCAACTTTCAGGGATTGGGTCTTTTTACTTGACAAGCCAGCCTGGGTATGCTACCATACATAGAGATGTTCCGATGGAGCCCACCATGAATATTAAAATGATTCAGCTAATCAACAATGATTACATTATCTGTGAATATGACGAGTTGGATGAAGAACCTTCTCTCCATATGAAAAATCCATATAAAGTTGATCCATTGACTTATTGGGATTATAATGATGAAGATAAACATTTTCCTCCAGATAATGCAGTGTTTCTGAAAACAACCGAAGAAAAAAATATTAAAGACGGCAAAGAAGTTACCGTTGTCCAGACAGATTACGCTCAGTTAGATAGATATCCATCGTTTACTGATGATGTAGACATTCTTCTCAATTCTGATAAGATTATGACTATCATTGAACCAAAACCTGAAATTCTAAATCTTTACACTCAACTAATTTCTAAATGAGGTTTTACACCAACGTACAACTCATCCGTGATATAGTTCACTATCGTGGATACAACAATGGAGTTCAAGAAATATTTCAGGAAAAGTTTTCTCCCACTCTCTTTGTTCCATCTAAAAAGAATAGTAAGTATACAACACTAGACGGAGAATGTGTGAGTCCTATCAAATTCGATAAGACTAATGATGCAAAAGACTTTCTCAAAAAATATGAAGGAGTAGATAACTTTGTTGTCTACGGTTATGAAAGGTTCTTGTATCAATACATTGCAGATCAGTTTCCTGAAGAAGAGATCAAGTTTGATATTTCTTCCATGAAGATTGTATCTCTCGACATTGAGGTTGCATGTGAAAACGGGTTTCCTAATGTGGAAGCCGCTGCAGAAGAAATGCTTTGTATTACAATCAAAGATATTAATACGAAGCAACTGATTGTATGGGGTGTTCGTGAGTATGAGAACACACGCTCAGATGTTGAGTATCGAGTATTCTGGACTGAGCAGGAAATGCTTCAAGACTTTCTGAACTGGTGGGTTCAGAATACTCCCGATGTTGTGACTGGGTGGAACGTATATCTTTACGATATTCCATACATCATGCGTAGACTAGATAAAGTTCTATCTACAAAGCATATGAAATCTATTTCTCCCTGGACTGTAGTGACCAATAGAGAAGTAGTAATCATGGGTAGACCACATATTATCTATGAGATTGCAGGTCTGTCTGTTCTAGACTATCTTGATCTTTATAAGAAGTTTACTTATACCAACCAGGAATCATATCGTCTAGATCATATTGCATTTGTTGAGCTGGGAGAGAAAAAACTTGATCACTCCGAGTTTGAAAACTTCAAAGACTTCTACACTAAAGATTGGCAGAAGTTTATTGATTACAACATTCGTGACGTAGAACTTGTTGATCGTCTAGATGACAAGATGAAACTGATTGAACTAGCAATCACCATGGCATATGACGCAAAGGAAAACTTT